GCATTTGCTAGCACCCGACTCTGAGCAAGCCGCTTGGATGGCTTTAGAGTTGTCCCATGAACGTAATGATGAATTACTTGATGTAAGGCAAGCCGATGAATGGTAACCGTTATTTCCCAAACAATTGGGAGATGTACAAAGACACTCCAGACCAAGCCTTTGAACGTCACACGTTCGATGAGATCATGGACTGGAAAGTAGCAGGATGGGAACTTCCATCTTCTGTCTACTGCATCATTCGTGTACGTGACACCAAGACTTACAAAGTTAAGGAGCACGTGTACATGCGTGATTACGCTGCACAAAACAAAGTGCGGCAACTTATGCACACCCCTGACATTGAGTTTACCGTTTGTGACCATGATGCCATCCACCACCTTGTCTGTGAGCGAATCGAAGATGACGAGTAAGGTTTACTATCGTCGTCTTCATCAACTGATCAACCAACTCAAGGCTCATCCTCATCGTAAAGAGATTCTTGAATTGGCGTATGAGCAGCTTCAAGATGACCACGATGTTATTGAAACCGAAGATGCCTTGGAATAAACGTTCTAGGTTATTTGAAGAGCTAAGCTTTTACACAAACAACACATTCCCGGAGGAACAAGCTGAGTTTGTCAGAGCACGCATCACTCGTCTACAAAAAGAACTTAACAACAACGGTATCCCAAGAACTTATAGATAAACAAATAGATCAAGAGCGTTTACAAATACACATTGGTAAAAACACTCTACAGCAAAATACAATCAAAGCTGAGAATAGAGCCTACGCTTCAAGTGCTATCTACGGTATCTCTTCAATTCAAGAGTTAATACCTTATGTGGAAGCAGAGTTGTCTAACATCAAGACACGCATCCACAAAGGTAAGAACGGTGCAGCTTTTAAAGAAATCAAGTTGTACTTAGATGACATTGAACCACTTGTAGCTGCTGGCATTGCTTGCAAGATTGTCTTTGATAAGGTCTTCTCATACAAAGATGAGGATGATAACCTTTTAGTTAATGTTGCTGAAAGTGTTGGCACTGCTCTTATGCAGGAGTGTCAAATGCGTTATTACCAACGTAAAGCTCCTGGTTTATTAAGAGTTCTCAAAGAAAACTATTGGCACGCTGCCTGTGGTACACAGCAAAAGTTAACTGACATTCAGTTAATGATGAAGCGTGCCGATATTACTTGGAACAAATGGGCAAGACCTGTAAGAGTTAAGCTTGGTAACATCCTTGTTGATGTTGTCATCTCTACATCAGGTTGGTTCACGGATTATGTAGCCAGGGACGGTAAAGCCACAAAGACCTACTTGGTACCAACTCCTAAGTTCATGGACTTCAAGGATCAGATCCTGGCTCAAGCTGAGCTGTTTTCTGCTGAGCATTGGCCCATGCTGGTACCGCCTAGACCTTGGTCATCTAGCAGTGATGGTGGTTACCTCCTTGATGAGGTAATGAACGGTCACAGCATGGTTCGTCGTGGTAATCCGGGCCGTATACAGGGGGAAACACCAATTGAGTTTCTGAACAAAATTCAATCGGTAGCCTACCAGGTAAACCCCTTCATAGCGTATGTTGCCGAGACGCTGTACGCTAAGGGATGGAAAGTAGGAAGTAAAGATCCAAAATTCATCCCACACACTGCCACTGAACCCTTACCTCCTAAACCTGTTGACATTGAGACCAATGAAGCAGCTCGTAAAACATACTGTAGAGAAGCTGCAGAGGTACACAACAGGAATCATGCCTTAGTGCGTAAATCATGTCGTACTCGTATGACAATGAAAGCACTAGAAAGGTTCAAAGAAGTAGACAAGTTCTATCTTCCTTGGTCTTTTGATTATAGAGGTAGAGCTTATCCTATTCCCAGCTTCCTTACTCCGCAAGACACAGACTTTGGAAAGAGTTTGATTTGGTTTGCAGAGGGGTCTTATGTAACTCCAGAAGCTGAAGAATGGTTAGCCTTTCAAGTGTCCACTACATTTGGTCTTGATAAAGCTCCAATGAGTGAACGCTTAGAATGGGCAAGGGCTAATCATGAATTATTCACAATCATCGCAACCAACCCAATAGATAACTTACATCTTTGGGAAGGAGCAAGTGAACCTTGGCAATTCCTTGCAGCTGCAGAAGAGTATTACCATTGTGTCCTTATTGCCGACAGGCAGTTTACACAGTTAATGGTGGCAACTGATGCTACTTGTTCAGGTCTTCAGATCTTGGCAGGATTAGCTAGGGATAAGTCCACCGCACGTCTTGTAAACGTTCTGCCAGGCGATAAACCACAAGATGCATACAAGGCTGTTGCTGATTTAGCTAAACCACATTGTCCAGTACAATGGCGTGATCACATTGACAGAGGTGTTGCCAAACGCCTAGTCATGACCATCCCTTACAACGCTAAGTTTAAATCTAACTGGAATTACGTCAAGATAGCCTTGACTGATAAAAACAAAGGCAAGGGATTAGATGTATCCAAAGAGGACATCACTGCCATCACTCATGCATTGAGAGAAGCAGTCTTCACTTTATTTCCAGGACCTAAACAGGTTATGGAATGGATTGAAGCAGAGGTTTCCAATGCAATCAAGCGAGGCACCACTGAATTATCCTGGACAACTCCGTCAGGTTTTATCGTCTCTCAAAAGATTATGAAACCAGAAGTAGTTAGAATGGATCTTCAGCTTCTTGGTAAAGTTAAGATGGTAACAGTTGCTGTTGGTGATTCTACTGAGGTAGACATCAATAAACATAAAGCAGCTACCAGTCCTAATCTGATCCATTCATTAGACGCTTCGTTGCTTCATTTAGCAACGTTACGTTTTAATGCTCCCATTGCTTTAATTCATGACTCAGTGTTATGTCGTGCAACAGATATGTCCGTACTATCAACCATAGTACGAGAAACATACATGCACTTATTCTCTGATCATGATTATCTGAAAGACTTTGCTCAACAAATAGGAGCAGAGACCGACCCACCGATCATTGGCGATCTTGAGCCTGAATCGGTTATTGAATCCACCTACTTTTTCTGTTAATGGCACAAACCATCCACAAGACCGAACAGCCTGTTGTCCTTGAAGGGTTCCAAGCTGTACTGAAGCCTGGCAAGTTTGGTTACAAACTGTCTGCACTGCTTAATCAAGACACGATCAATACGCTTGAAGATGAGCGTACTGAACTGCTCAAATGGGCAGAATCTAAACTAAAGAATCCCAAGCGGGCTACGCTTAAGCCTGAACCTTGGGAAGAAGTGAAAGACGGACAATACCAAGTCCGTTTCAGCTGGAATGATGAGAATCGTCCTCCCGTTGTGGATACTGAAGGTACTCTGATTACCGACGCTGACACTCCGCTGTATGGTGGATCGAAAGTGAAGCTCGCATTCCGCCAAAAGCCTTACATCCTCAAAGATGGTGTGACGTACGGAACCAGTCTTAAACTGGCTGGTATTCAAATTGTTGCGCTCAACGCTTCTGCTGGTATTGACACTGGTGATCTGGATGATGCATCCGTGGCTGAGTTGTTTGGTAAGACTGCTGGTTTCAAGGCAGCCGATCCCAATGTGACTCCTTCTGCTGATGTTGTCGATGAGGATGACTTCTGATGCTTGAAGTTAATTACACCAAGAACAAGGAGTTTGGTTTGTGGGAAGCCACTGCTACCCTCGTCCTTCCTCCCATCACTGTTACCCGTTATAAGGGTGATAAGTCTGACTTCCGCTACGATCTGAGCCGTGCTTTCACTGAGATTATCGAACAGATTGTAGAGAAAGCTATCGAAGAAGATTGATGTTTAGATCAGGCTTAGAGGGTAAGGTCGCTGACCTTCTCTCTAGCTTGAAAGTTTCTTACGAATACGAATCACGTAAACTTCCTTACGTTCTTGAATGCAACTACATCCCAGACTTTCTTTTGCCGAATGGTATCTTTCTCGAAGTGAAAGGACGCCTGACAAGCGAGGATCGCCGCAAGATGATCGCAGTGAAGAAGAGCAATCCCGACTTAGATATTCGGTTCGTCTTTCAAGCACCCTTTAACAAGATCTACAAAGGATCTAAAACCACCTACGCCAAGTGGGCAGAGAAGTCTGGCTTCCCTTGGTGTTCATACCAATCCATCCCAATTAAATGGCTAACCTAAAGTACGGCTCAGTTGAGTTCTATTGTGAGCATTTCAGTGACTTGCTTGCTGATGTTGACGGTGAAGAACCTGCTACTGCTGACAACATCATCAAAGGATTCCTAACTTCTGTTGACGAATGGTTTGATTATCACGAACGACAAGCAAATGCATACGCACAACTCCGACAGCGAGTTCGTGAGGCACTTGCCGTGTGAACACTGTGGCTCATCAGATGCAAACTCTTTGTATTCTGATGGGCACACTTTTTGCTTTTCGTGCAATTCGTACGATCACACCGAAGAAGTTGTTCACACTCACAAAATGTCCACCAATGTACAGCTACGCGGATCAGCCGAACGGCTGCAAAAACGCAAGATCTCCGAAAAGGTCTGCCAACAGTACAGAATCCATAAAGACGGAGACGTTTTACGCTTCCATTATTTCAGCGAGTCTGGAGTACTTGAAGGATGTAAAGTAAAAACTAAAGACAAAGTATTCACCTACGAAGGCAATGTCCCAGGTACCCTCTTTGGACAACATTTGTTTCCCGCCACTGGAAAACGAGTGGTCATTACAGAAGGAGAACTCGATGCAGCTTCATGTCAAGAAGCTATGCCGGGGTGGCCGATGGTATCGTTACCTAGCGGTGCCGCTTCGGCCAAAAAGTCGATTCAACGGGTTATCCCATGGCTTCAAGGTTATGAGGAGATTGTCCTGTTCTTCGACAATGACGAGGCAGGCCGTAAGGCGACGGAGGAGGCAGCAAGCGTACTGCCACCTGGCAAATGCAAGATTGCATCGCTCCCGAATGATTACAAAGATGCGTCAGACGCCCTTGTTGCCAATGACGCTCAAGCGATTCGTGAGTCTATTTGGAATGCAAAACCTTACCGTCCAGATGGGATCGTTGATGGCAAAAGCCTCTTCGAGATTGTAACTACACCACTCCCACCTTCTGATCATGACTACCCCTTTGTGGGACTACAAAATAAACTTCACGGGATCAGATACGGCGAGCTTGTTACAATTACTGCAGGATCTGGTATTGGTAAATCCAGCTTCTGTAGAGAGTTGGCAACTAACCTTCTCAGTTCCGGTGAACGAGTTGGATACTTGGCTCTCGAAGAGAGCAACAGACGAACAGCTCTCGGACTAATGTCCGCTGCTGTTGGCAAATCACTTCACCTTGGAGAACATGAACGATCTGATCTCACCAAAGCATATCAAGACACTCTTGCTAATTGGAACCTGTTTCTTTTCGACGGCTTTGGTTCTTTTGATCCTGATCTCATCTACAACCGAATTGAATACCTGGCAACAGGTCTTGATGCGAGGATCATCTTTCTAGATCACCTCAGCATCTTGTTGTCCGGTCTTGACGGCGATGAACGCCGCATGATCGACACCACCATGACACGTCTGCGTTCTCTTGTAGAACGTACAGGCGTAGCTATGTTTCTCGTCTCCCACCTCAGGCGAACATCATCTGATACGAATCATGAAGAAGGAGCTCGCGTCACTTTGGGGCAGCTCAGGGGAAGCGCGGCAATTGCACAACTCTCTGACGGAGTTATTGCACTCGAACGCAATCAACAGGCCGCAACTGGAAGAAGTGATACAACAGTGCGAGTCCTTAAAAATCGCTATTCGGGCGAAGTTGGCGTCGCGTGTAATCTGAGCTATGATTTATCCACCTGTAAATTCCATGAAACTCAACCAGAACAAGAGTTCGACCCCACCACAGACTTTTGAGACATATATTGGCGCAACCCTTTATCGTCAAGGTAATGGTGAAGTCCTGATGGCAGTTGCACCTAACCGTCCTACCCCTGAAGCCGTAGCCAAAGCACAGTTCGTTGATAAGACGTACGTGTGGCACGGTAAATGAGTAACCCAATCTCTATGTCTGAACTTTCACCTGCCGCGCAGGCGGTACTGGATGCCGCTGAAGATGATTGCATTCACCCCACCGATTTGCACAAAATCGTTGCCGCCGCCCTGCGAGCTGCTGCGGATCAAGTTATGCCAAACGAATGGCCGACAATTGAAGACTACAACGAATACGACCAAGGATTTAATTTTGCACGTATAACGTATCGTAATGAACTTCTCGCCATCGCCGCCGAGCTGGAGCAGTTTGATGACTAACGACGAAAGCAACTACACAAAACTCCAACGCATGATTGGAGATGCCCTTGATT